GACCAGCAGAAAAAACCGCATTTGGAACAGTAACACCACCAGTTGAAATATATATAGCTTTACCAGCATCAGCAGCTACTAAAGTGTAAGCACCACTTTGTGAGTTTATAATTATTTTTCTTACGTTACCTTTGCTATCTGTAATTGTGCCGCCTGTAGAAAAATTACCAGAACTATCTAATGTAATTCCATCAACAGATGCTCCTGAGTGTCTAATACTGTTTACGACTAATCTACTACTCATAATTTATCTCCTATGAAGGTTTCGGGTTAGAGTCTTTAACCAATTTAATAGCCTCGTACCAAACTTTAAACTTAACTTTTAAATCATCGTCAGCATCAATACAATGCCAAAGAGCATCTAAAGAATCTCCTATTGTTGGATATGTAACTTCACCATTTGTTGTTCTATCAGTTTGGTACTTAAGAGCAGCAGCTAAAGTATCAAGTTCAGTTCTTGCTTTGGCCACGAGGCTGTCATCTATCTCTACTTTATTCTCATCTTTATCAAACGCTCCAGCAGTATCATCTATAGAAACAACTATTCCAGAATATGCCCTATAAATAGCTTCGTGATCTAATGCCATTATGCTGCCACCTCCATTAAAGTCATTGTTGACACACCTACACCATAAGAAACAGAAGAACTATCATTATTGTAAATTCTATTTATCCAAATAGTAGAATTACTTTCAGCCCAGTTATAAATTTTATAAGAAATAGCATTACCTAAAGAATAACTTGGACTATCTAAAAAACTATTGGAGCAATGATAAGGTGTGTATTCATTCCCACCATTACTTATACCTGATAATCGTTGATTTGAGCCATTAACAACGTGTCTAAAATCAGTATGTGCACCAAAACCATCGCCATTTATATCTCTGTAAATAATATGACCATTTCTAACATTGTTATTAACACTAACAATAATGTTGTAATTTATGTAAATTTTACTGTTTGCAGCAGTTGGCGTTATCGAGAGAGTTAAAGGTGTAGCCACATAAGAGTTGTTACTGCTTGTTGTACTAGCGTTATTTTTGTAAACAAAATTTTCAACTTTAAGAATTTTACCACCTCCTGCTGCTGCAAAAGCTAAATTTCCTGACCCATCAGTTTTTAAAAAGGTATCTGCACTTCCATCAGCTACAGGTAGTTTTAATTCAATAGCAGCGTTATTTGTAGTTGATGTAGGTGCTTGGATGCTTACTGACCCACCACCTGATGTTGTGTTTAGTTTAATCTTTGCTGTCATTGTTAACTTGGTTCAGTAGGAAAAGTAACAGAACTCATATCTAAGTTACCATCAGAATCTAGTGTTGGCGATGAACTGGCTGGTAAATCACGCAAATTTTGACGATATGTTTTCCATTCTGTCTTTTTACTTGTGCTTAAAGGAGAATCAGTAAGAACGACCCAATCAGTTTTTGCTAACTTGCTATCTCTTTCTTCTCTTAATAATCTCATTGGTTCTGCATTATTTAATCTTGTAACCTCTGCATCTATTTCGGATTCAGTAGGTTTAGTATCAGAACTATTCCATATTAAGTTTGCATAATCGTAACCTGACCAACTCCATTCTCCATCTGGTTTTAAAAAAGTTACTGCTGTATGTTTGTTGTATATCATTATGGTTCCATTTCTGTAAGTGTAATAGAATTTAATAGTAAGCTATTAGAATAAATACTAAAACCATTAGAACCTTGTGTTCTCTGTGCTGTCATTTTATATGTATGAGAACTTGTATCATTTACCCCTGTATCTAAAAATCTTATGCTTGATAAAGTAGCTTTTAAATCATCTGCTGTCCTATAAAATCCGTTACCATTTTCATAAATTTTAGTACTATCTCTATAAACTCTAATTGCATATTGCCCTGCACCTGACCCTGCCATATAAGGAGCAAAAGTAAGTTCAACTAAAGTGTTATTTGAAGCGTTAGTTTTAGCTATAGATGCTGTCATTCCACCTACATCTGTTTCATTTGTAGAGTTCATGCCAAAATCACTTGACATTGCTGCATAAACAAATTTCTTTATTTTTCCTCCAACACCAGTTCCAGAAACACCGCTATTTGTAATAGACATTCTTTCAACACCATTGGTTGAAAACTTTATACTATCTGCTGCATAAGATATTCCGCTATTAATATCCTGCCCACGTTGACTTGGTGCGGAAACACTTCCATCAACTGTTGCTATTCCTGTTGTTCCGTCAATAATAAAAGCCATAGTTAAACAATAGTTACTACTGAACCAGCAGGGATTGTAAGAGTTGCATTTATGGTCAATGGACCAAAAACTCCTGCATTTATATTAGACGTTCCGTCACCGATTGTATAGTCTTGATCCATCTGATTTTCATTTTCGTGAAAAATGGCTTCATTTCCTCCGCCAGTAGCTCCACCGCCACCCCCTACAGCAGTAAATGCAGATCCATTATATATTTCAGCAGAATTGGTTGTATCGTTAAATCTAAAATCACCTTTTGAGGGCGAACCAGGTCTTTGTGCAGTAGTTCCAACAGGTATTTGTAAAGCTGTTGTGTAATTATGTACAACATCTCCTGTAAAAGTTGCTCCTGATAATGCTGCGTGACCAAAATTTGCTTCGTTTATCTTTCCAAGAACAACATAAGTTGCTGTATCGCCCGAAACTGCTGTTGCTATTTTTAATTCATTAGTAGATGTGTTTATGTGAGGCTGAAACTGTGCTATATTTGCTGCTCCTGATGGATCGCTACTTCCAGAACTTATTGTTCTTAATGCTTGAAATATTTCATTTAACTTCGCACGAACCGCAGCACCCGTTCCATTGGCTGACTGATAATTATTACCCGTTTCGCTGGTAGTAGATCCTGGTCTAGCCATTTAAAAAAGTAACATTGAACCTATTCTAACTTGCTTTACCAAATCCGACAGCTTGATAGGTGAAATTTCTATCAACTGAAGCATTTGAAGAGTTTTTGAAATGAACAGTAAACCCCGTTCCAGAAATATTAGTTAGTTCAAAAAAGTCTCCAGATTGCATATTTTGTGCAGTAATACCAATCGAGGGTAATATACTATTTGCTCCACCTTCAGTATTAGCAGTACCAACAAAGAAAGGATGTTGGAACGTAACTGCTTTTGCTCCTGCTCCACTTGCTGTAGTTGAAGGACTTTGCTCAGTTCTTTGTGCCATAGAAGCTGTATATCCTAATTCAAATACTCGAATATCTTGTGCAGGATCATTACTTGTTAAATTAACTTTAAATTGAAAACCTCTTCCTTTATATGTTCCATTTGCAAAAGCTTGAAAAGGCCCGTAAGTAGGTGATCCAGTATTCGGATTATCTTGAGTTACCCGAACTAACATTTCAGCATTAACATCAGTAGCAGTTAAACCTTCAAAGTCTCCTCTAGCATCTAAATCTGGTATTGAATCAAATAAATCAGATGGATAAAATGCTTCTGTTAAAAAATGACGTTTTAAATCTAAAGTAAATACATCTCCTAAATCTAAGGTTGTACCTCCTGCCGTTCCACCAAATTCATAAGTACCTAATGGTGCAATACCTCCTACATCATCAATAGATGAAACTAAATCAAAATCAGTAATACTATCAAACTGACCTACACCAGTTAAGTTAAGAGAATTTGTTGGAGCATCAAAAGCAACATTAGTTTTTGTTCCTTGAAATTTAGGAACATCTAAATCTTCTCTTCTTGTTTGTATTAATTTATCATCCACTATATCTGGTAAGTCTATAATTACACTTGCTTCACCATTACTAAATCTACCACCATCATCTTGAAATTTAAGAATATACTCTCCTTCAAGTAACGGAACATCAGCGATTGTTGTATTACCAGCTAATCCTTCTACTAAGTCTGTAGCATTTGAAAACGTTCCCGTTCCATCAGTTTTTGAAGAATGTCTTACATAAACACGACCACCATGAGTAACGTCTAAATCTGTTGCTAAATTCCAACGTAATCTCATAGTTTTTTTGCTTATAGGTTCACCTGTAAGTCCAGTAACATCAGAAGGAACAGCAGTTTTACCAATAGTTGTAAAAGTTCTTGTAGCAGCCGTAGCACTAGGTTCTAATGCAGCATTTAAACTGCGGACAGAAACTTCATAAGATCCCACTTTTGTGTTAAAAATTTCAAAATCAGGACTGCTGCTTGTAGCGGAAACAATATTATTATCATCAAATCTATAGTTCACCATATAGCTAGTAACACCAGCTACAGGTTGCCATCTAACAATTAATTTAGATACAGGTTGATTATTAATTAAAACAATTACTTCCTCAGCATCTAACCCAATAGGAGGTTCTTTTAAAATATTTAAAACTGATATTTCTTGTGGTGTTATTGTCTCTCCATCTTCTATAAAAGCATATTTTTCATTTACATAAGCTAAAGCAGAGATTCCGTAATTAACATTATCTCTTTCTTCAACAGACATTACTCTGAATGGTTGAGCAGAAACAGTGTCATTTTGTAACATCCAAACACTATTAGAATTAGGTGCTTGAGTTAAGGCACTTTCTAAAGTAATTACTTTTCCCAAAATTGCAGTTACATTTTTAGTTTCAACTGTCCCATTTGGTAATATTACACTTAATTTAGGGTTGTTTTCATCAGATAAATCAGTTGCGTCTGAATCATCTACAGTTATTTGAGTTGTCGTAGCACTAGCAATTCTTCCTCCTCTTCTTACTCCTGATCTCGCTGGATCAGCAATATTAATAATCGTTCCAGGTCTAACAACTATTCCAGACTCCATTGAAACAGAAAAATTTACCGCTTCAGTTTCTCTTTGTTCCGAAAATAATATTGCTTTTGCAAATCTTCTAGCTTGACCTCTACTTGTACAACCTAATGCTTTTACTCTTTTAACATGAAGTCCATATTTACTTCTATAGGCTGCTTCCGCTTGCACTTCTTCATAATCTAAATCCCTAGTTTCCATATTAAAATATGAAACTGCAACTACTGTACTTCTAGTTTTTAAACTGCTTCCTGTATAACTAAAACCTTCTGGCCCAACATTAGCTAGTGTAAATAAATAACTTGGATCTTTTGGACTATCTTGAGTAAGAAGTAAAGCTCCCTCAGACCAAATGGGCATACATCTCATTATTCCTGATAAAGTATTTATTACACTAAATGCTTCAACGCTTGTTTGAATATTTATATTGCAAGCAAATCTAGCTTCTTGTCCTCCAAATCCATCTGAAACAAGAGTATTAGAAAACTTACTAGCAGTTACAAATGAAAATAAATCTAAATTACTATCAATAATATGATTACCTAACCCATATCTAGTATTGGTAAGTAAGTCAAGAAGTATCATGGCAGGACACGTTGTCCATTGGGCAGCACCCATCACACCATTAAAAATATAACCAGTAGGATACTCTATCCTTCCAGTTTGCAAATCTACTGTTGGAGTGCCTGATGAATTAGCCCCTGCACCTGGGATTCTTACTTTTACTCCTCTAACTCTAAATTTTCTACCAGGAATCCTACTAAAAAACTCTGAGTCTAAACGTAGTCTTGTATATGCACTGTTTGGATATGTGCTTGAATCATCTTCTAATTCTGAATAAGATTGCCAAATTAAGTCTCTTTGTATTCTATCTGTACTGTTTGCTGAAGTTTTTACTAAACGAACATCTACAGGATGAGCACCAATAAGTTCAATTCTATATTCTCTGTTATAAGCATCTGCTGTCCTACCTCTAATAGTGTCAGAATGAACTGTGGTAAAACCACCTCCATTGTATTGAAGTTGAATATCAAAAGTAACTGAAGAACCTACAACATCTCCATCCTCTTCAATAACTTGCAAAATAGGAACAGTAACAGTTACTTTTACAGCATCTAAATCAGAATTATTAGTAAGTTGTCTTGTTATTGGACTACCATTTTCAACTTTGACTCCTACATTAAAAAGAGAAGCACTTCCCGAAACTTTAGACATTTTTGTTTGGGGATCTGTACCAAAACGAATATCAAGGTCTACATTCTGATGATTAAAATCAACATTTTGTGGATTAGTTGAATCAGCCGTAGAAGATAAAATTGGTGTGTCATCTAAAAAAATATCTTTCTTTGCAGCGTTTTTATATGCAGTAGTACCTTTAGTTCTTCCTTCTTTTGAAGGACTTGAAAAACCTTCTATCTCACCTTCAGAAATAAGATCAAGTAAAGTAGCGAACTGTTTACTATGTAAGTTATCAGGTGTAATGGTTGGTGGATCTTGGCCTCCACCTTTACCGCCACCACCACCAGATCCAGCTATATGTTTATTATCTTCAATCATGCCTGTACCGCTTCTGTATCTACGTCACCACTTATAACAACTGAACCCGTAAATATTTCACCATAAACAATAGGAACTGGAGTACCAGCCCTCGCTGTATTTTGCGTTCCAGAAAAATTAAATGATATTTGTGGGTTATCTTCAAATGTAGGATCTTCAGTAGGATAAAGCATATTACCGACACCTTGAAGTATTAAGCCAGCACCAATAGCACTTAATCCTGTACCAATAGCTGTTCCAAGAACACTACCAGCTACTCCAGTAGCTCCTACAAAAGGTACCGCTGACGCAGATCCAGCAGCTAAAGCTCCTCCAAAACTTTGAGTACCAAATAATCCTGCCCCTGGGAAAAAGAATGATGCACCAATTAATGCTCCTCCCAATAAAATAGTATTAAAAGTATCTCCACCAGCACCACTAATAACAGGAATTATATGAATATCTTGTTGACCTATGGGGTCGTGAATTTCATTTTGGTTGATTTCATAATTACCTATTTTCACTAAATAATGTTTTGGGTTCATATATTTTTCAACTTCTGGAAAATTATTTACTAAAAAACTTATGGCTTGAGGTAAATTGTGTACCTGTATTTCAAATTCTTTATGGCCTACAAATGTAGCCAACTCTCCATATAGTTTTAATTTACGCAACATAACGCAACCTCTTGCCTGTGCATTTTAGTAACCAAGGTGAGTATGGTTCTTTACAACTAAGTCTACTAGATAAATGATGTAAGACATCTCCATCTATGAAAATAGCTACATGATTTAAACCAGAGTCCATTATTGACATAAATAATAAATCACCATTTTCAAGTTTCTCATTTGGTTCTAACTCTCTAAAACCAGTAGCTTCAGCACATCTTTCAAACATAGGATTCTTAATAAATTCTTCGGGCGTTGTAGGTCTTTGCCAATCTCTAAGTTCAATATTTTTCTCCTCTTTATACCAATCTCTTACCAATGACCAACAATCAGTTATACCCCAAACCCATTCTCTACCAATAATCGGAGCTTTATATCCTTTTGGTTCGCAATATCCCCATTGTTCTGTCTTAGGATTGACAATATACCAAGGTAAATTGGATCTTTCACAACTAACTAAATCTGCCTGACTAGGTGTTGGAGGTGTAATTGGATGACTATGAATAATAGCTGTTATTTCTCCTGTATTATCTGCCTTTACATAATCTTCTGGATCGAGAATGAAACATTGATGGTTTGTCATAGATAAGTTACGACAAGGATGATACCTTTCCTTACCTTTTATATTTAACAATAAACCACAAGATTCTTTAGGATCTTCAACCTTTGCATGACTAAGAGCAGCTTCTTTCCACTCATTCATGGCATAAACGTACCAATAGAAGGAAACAACTCTTTAGTGCATACTCTTAAAGGTATTCGTATGTTCGCTAGATCAAAAGCAGCAGCTAATTCAAATTGAACTACTGCTCTATTTTCTGCTGATTTTCTATCTATTTTATAAATTTCCTGTGGATATTCTGCTGTTGGATCTGGTGTTCCATAAGGATTTGACTGACTTGTAGTAGTTGAAGATGTTGTTTGCTGGATCGTATTTGGGTTGTTCATTGTGATTGTATTACCCATTCCATTACCATGAACTGTACAGTAATACCTCAGATCATTTGGAGCATTTGGATATGCTGGTTGATAAGTTACTGTTGCGTCTGTTCCTAAAGTTCCAGCATTAGTTGTTATTTGCTGTCCTCCAGCATCAGATTTGATTCTTAAAGGATGTCCAACATTAGAACTGTGAGATTGATTAAAAATATAAGTTGAACCACGCTTCATTGTTATAACTGGTTTTTGAACTCCATTTATTGCAAAGACGTTAGCACCATAAGAATCTTGAACTACTGTGACAGTATATGTGACAGTTTCAGCGTCAGAAGGGTCAGCTACAGTTTGAGTTGTAGTAGTTGTTGTCGCCACAGGATCGAAATTTGCAGCATCTAGAAACCTAGCTAAAGTTGTTCTTCTCTTTACTACCGCACCAGTAAGATCATTTCCAGGGGTTACTTGGTTGACGTTTAGCAAGATCGCAGTAATCACATTAGTAACATTACTTATTGTCAATGTAGGTCGAGGTAGCTGACCATTGGCATATTTAAACCCATCAGCTTCCATTGGTATTGCAATATAAGTATTTCCATCCCAAATAATATTTCCACTATTAACTTCATTCGTACCAGCGTGAAATCTATATGTAGTAGCAGATCCATGCAAAGCTGCATCTGTTGTTAGTTCAAATAATTCTATAAGTGACCCAGGATTTATTGCTTGGGTTTCAGATATAGGATTTGCCATTAGGGTTCAAATACTTGTGTAAATGTTGCGTTTATTCTATTTCTATCAAAACTAAATATTTCCTTAGTAAAAGAAGGACATACCCATTTAAAAGTAGTTGATGAATCTGGAGGAGACCAATCAAAAGATGCACCATCAACTTTTCTTGCTTCTAAAAATGTTTCAATCTCAGTTGCATCTTCATTATCAACATTAAATGTAAGACTCCATTGTTTTGCTTTTTGATTTATGCCAAAAGTAAATCTTTGCTGATAACCATCACCAAATTGAACTACTCTTGTATTAGTAATATCAGTTTTGTTTGCAGAAAAAACGGGGTTGTAATCAGGAAAAGTAGCCATTATCTTAATAGACCTCCAGGCCTTCTTTGTTTAATTAATTCTGATTGTATCGCTGCTGAAATAACTCTGCCAAGTTCTTTTCCTTGCTGCTCATTACTTTGAACAGACGATCCAGAGGCATCTACATTTACACTGATATTTGTACTACCTCCACCAAGTTTATCGTTAGGAATTATTGTACCTGATCTTTTTGGTACGAATAATTCTGGCCCTTTCTCTCCTACTAAGAAGTTACCTCCTTTTTTAACTGGTCCACCATTTGCTCTTGGTGATAACATTGGTAAGCTACCAAATATACCTCCAGCACCTCCTGTTAAACCACCTAAAAGTGTATTTACACCAAGCCTTATAAGGGTGGAACTTAAATCATTTAATATTGATTTTGCAGCATCACCGAGAGATTTTGTTTGCATTATTGCAGCACTCAAATTATCAGTAATACCAGAAGCAATAGATCTACCAATTTTTTGAAAATTAGAAGATAAGTGTTCTGCGTTATCAACAATTTGTTGTTGAGTATCTACAACAATTTTTAATTTTCTAATTTGATCGGTTAACTTATCATTATTTTCAATCATTGCTTGAGCCTCTAAAATTTTTAAATCATTTTGAAGATTACTTAATTTAAATTTTTCTTGTAATAAGTTTAAATCTGTAGTGCTTAGAGTTAAACGCTTTTGTTCAATTTCTAAAGCCTGTTTTAAAGGTCGTATATTTTTGTTAAAGTCTGCTTCATTAGCTAAAGCTTCAAAAGCAGAAGTTTTACCAATCTGTGCCGGAGAATTTGCACTTCTAGCTAAACCTCTATTGGCAGCAAAAGAATTATCAGTAGCAAAATTTTGTTTTGTTTCTAGATTGTTAAATTCATTTACTGCTTTACCACCACCAGGTCCAAATAAAATAAAATTGCTTAAAGGTTCTAGTCCTTTACCTACTTTACCAAATGGTATTTTGTTTAAAAGGTCAACTATAGGAGTTATTACTTCTGTTCCAAGTAGTTGAAGTTTCAAGCCAAAGGTAGCTAAAGACTTATTCATTTCATTTATTTCTTCAGCAGCATCTTTTAAAATATTGGGACTTTTGCCTGTTTGTCTGGTAAACTCTTCCATCAGTAAAGCAGATGCAGATGAAGTTAAACCTAATTTTTCTAGTCTTAACGCTAATCTTCCTGTTGGATCATTAGCTAAACCTAATTTTTCAACTAAAGTTCCTATATTTTCCGTAGGTCTAGATAAAGCATTACCAAGTTTTGCAATTTCTTGCGTAAAAGTAGTTATTGATTGAACTGCTGCTGTGGCTGCAATACCTCCTGCAAAACCACCCATACCGCCAAACATTCCGCCAACACCACCACCAATACCACCAGCTAATGCTCCTACTGGCCCTTGACCAAATAACAGAGGAAAAGCACCACTTATTAATGCACTTTCAACATCAAAGCCTTTTTTGATCCCAATACTTTGAGCAAAAGATGGTCTAGGTTGTGGGCCAAATACTCCTGGCCCTGACCCTGCAAATTTACCTCTTGCTATATCAGTTTGTTTTTGTAATGCACTACCACTCAATTTATTATTTGTACCCATCAATTTATTTTGCTCAGCGTATGCTTTATTTAAATCATCTTGAGCTTTTTTAAGTTGAATTGCTGCTTCTGCTGCATCTTCTGTACCTAATGCAACTCGATTAAAGTTCCTAGTTGCTTTTGCAAGATTTTTATTTAATGTATTTATACTTCTAACTTGACTTGCAGCACCAACAGCAGTTTTATTACCTTTTTTAACTACACCATCTTTCTCTGCTTGTTTAGTAATTTGTTTATTTGATTTATTAATTTCTTTATTAAGATCTCTTATTTTCTTTTTTGCATTTTCAACTTGCTTTATACCTTTTACGGCAATTTCAATATCTGCTCTAGTTGCCACAACTAAACACTAAAACGTTACTTTATTCTATCTTATCTCTTTCTTTTTGCTTTTTCCAATTCTTTTTCTTGTTGTTCATTTAAAATCAAAAAATATGCACTCCAACCAACAAGTTCTTCCATTGTCATACTTCTTACTTCTACAAGACTTTTACCTAATTCTTTTGCTACACCAAACTGCAACATCATAAGATTATCTTTTTTCAGTTGGGCAGCTAACTCTTTGGGTCGATTGTCTCCTCTTCTAAATTGATTACAGCAAGCATTAAACTCTGTAAGTCACTATCTTTTACTTCATTTTTTAATACATCAATCTCTCCTGGATTAAAAAGTTTTCTACCATTTTCATCTTGTGCTTTAGAAAGTAGTAATTGCAAAGCAAAAGCATTGGCATCATCACTTTTAGCCTGTCTTTGTGCTCTTTCTCTTTCTGCCATTGTTAATGGACTTACATACATTTCAAATAAAGATCCATCTGATAAGGTTACTTCTTTTTTTACAGGTTCAAGATTTGCAGCTTTTCTTAAACGATCCAATGCTGATAGATTGCTTGCCATAAAATAAAATCAATATATTGATATTCTAATGCAAAACATGAAAAAACCCCAGATAAACTGAGGTTCGTTAACTTATGCTAATTTAAGCTGTCTTAGATAAGTCGAATGTTGGAGCAGCACTAGGTCTGAAGGCTATCTCTACAACCTGTCCGTCATCTGGGTTTACGTTGAAACTTGCAGAAGTAAGAATAATATCTGCCAAGATTGATCTACTTGCGTTTTGATCTACGTTAGCACCACTCATCTGACGATCAATGTACAATCTTACCTTTGCACCAGCTTGCTGACGTTGGATAACGTCTTCAACCATTCTACTGGATAAAAGTGTGTCATCATCTGTTGAATAAACACTAGCAGAACCACTACCATCAGCGAAACCTGAGATAAATGTTCTAAATGGTGCGGTTTGAGTAACAGTTTGACCAATACTTGTTACGTCAATTTCTGCTCTGGTTATCTCAAAACTCCACTCTCTTACAGATCCAACAACTAATGGTGCTGTGAATGTAATACTTGCAAACGTTCCAGCAACAAAAGTAGGAGATGCTGAAGCTGTTACTGCTGCTCCTCCTGCTGTTGCAGAAACAGTCATAACACCAGTTGAAGCATCATAAGTTTTTACAAAGTAATCTGCTGCTGGAATACAGTTAGTAACTGTAGATCCTGCTGGATATGCAAGTGTTACTGTGTCATTTACTCTGAAACCCAACTGAGAACCAACAGTAATATTTCCTCCTGATGAAGGGAAAGCTGATGCTGTAAGAGTTGTTACGCTTGTACCAGCAGGAGAATAATATAACGCTCCCGAAGTACCCGATAGAACTGTAGCCATGATTAATAATTCTAAGGTTTGAACATACGGGTACTACCCGATATGTCTATAGGATAGCGTGAATTAC